AGATTTTTTGATTTTCTAAGGTTAGTTTTTTTAATCCGGAAAGAGTTTTACAAACTGTTTCGATTGGCGGAATATGATGTTCTCCGTATTCGGATATTATTTCAGGCTTTTCAAAACTGATAAATGAATAGCATTTTCTAATTTTATTTACGGTTTGTTTGTTTAAGTTAAATTCTTCTTGAAAATAAGCCTGTGCAGAATCAAAGCCCTGAATCCTATATATTTTTTTCTGAATAACTTCTTCAATATTGCAGAAAGGGCAGTTTTTAATATCCTCGAATTTTTTTAACCTTAAACAATCGGGATTTTTTAGCCAGATTTCTGAATTACAGTTTTTACAATCTTTTTTGCATATCATTTTTTTAGCCTTTGAATTTTTATCTTGAATTTTTGCAATCTGCAATAAGCATTATAACATTTTGAATCAGAGCATCTGATGCCCAGTCATAAAGCCTGTAAATAGCTTTGCAAAGTTCTTCAATCGAATATCCTTCAAACCAAGTGTTATTCAAAGCATCAATTAACTCAAAGTCAAAAACCGTTTTTTCTGGATCTGATATGCTTTTTCTTGGGAAAATACATAATACGGCATTTGCTCCGGTTTTAAATATTCGGCCAACAGCATCACCCCTTGTAACTCCTTCGTGCATTAATTTTGATATTATCAAAACTGATCCTGTTTTTTTCTTTGGATAATTTTTTGCAAACGAATTATCAAAATCAGCAAACCATAAAACAAGATCAGATCTTTGTGTGTTAAAATCATCATCGCAAAAATCTATAAAATCACCGCCGTTTATCAGTTCTAAATTTTCAAATCGTTTGTAATTATTTACAAACTCAGAAAATATTTTATTAACCACACTGCTTGATTTTCCGCCGTTGTTATCAAATTTTCCACCCACAACAGTTAATCTTTTCATTTTTTTACCCCTTTATAATTTAATGTTCTTGCACACTTCCGGCATCTTTTAACCGGCTTTTCTGTAACCCATTCAAACCCGCATTTTTGGCATTTGTTTTGTATGTATTGGTTATTTTTACATGAGTTACAGAAAGGTTTATAAATTCCTATACCTGATACTTTTCCACAGTCTTTACAGTAACTTATTTTAAAGTGATTATCAGCCCAGTTGTTTGATGTTACCATTATATTTTATTTCCTTAATAAATTCATATAATAATTTGTTTCGCGTTTAATTCTTTCGGCTTCTTTTTTGTTTTTCTCATCGTTAAAAAGGCCGTAAATTATTAAAATTATTGATAAAATTAACATACAAGAATATAAAACAATCAATTCACTTTTGGTTAGCTGTAAAGTAAATAAATAAAATTCCATTTTTTTCTCCTGTAAGCGGGGAATTAACCCCGCCTTTATTTTATTATTTTATGCAGTTAATGAATCTAAATATTCAATTCTGCTTTTTGTCAAATCATCTTGACGGCATTTTAACAAATATTTTTTTATGTTAATCAAAGTTCTGAATTGTTTCTAAAATTTCATCAAACCACATTTTAACCCCTTGTATTTTATTTTTCAAGCGGGGAATTAACCCCGCCTGTTATAAATTACCTGATTACTCTGGCAAAATTTCTTGTTATAAAACTTTCCGGTATTTCTTCCGGATCAATGCCCTTTGAAACCAAAAACCCGTTATAATCAATTGTAGATTTTGAATTTTGAACTTGTGCAGAAAATTCAACTCCATCATCTGAAATATAAGGTTCATTACCGATTAAAGCATAAAGATCAGCTTTAATCTGCTTTTCGTTTTCTTCAAGCTGTTTTATTTGTTCCCTGACTTCTTTCAAGGTAACATAAAGACTTCCAGAGCCTTTTATTTCCTTGTATTCTCTTTTCTTTTTGTCTTTGATATTCGAGTTCATGCAGTTTTCAACTTCAATACCCATACATTCCCATTTGTAAGGGCAATTTTTGCAAGCTTCAGAACCAACAGCAAGGCGATCCGGTTCGTTAGGCTGAAGAATGTAATTTTCAAAATATTCAACGGCCTTTTCACAAATTATACTATATAAAGGCAAAGTTTCCTGTATTTCCTCCCTTTCTAAAACTCTTATTTCGGCCGTTTCTGCATTGAATACAATCAATTTCCATGTCGAAACACCTTTTAAATACATATAGCTTTCAGCCTGTAAATGATAAGAATAATTATACAAAACATTTTCCCAAGGAGTGTTTGCTCCTTTGCATTTAACCTCACCTATAAATGAAGGTTTATTATTTTTTTGCTGAGTGAAAAGATCTGCTGTTCCTTTAAAGAATTTATAGAATCCGTGTTGTACTGGAACTTGAGTTTCAATTTCATTTTCAGAGTATCCATTTTCTTCACAAAAAAGCTTTATAGCAACCGGTTCTAACAAGTTACCTCGCTTCATGTGGAAATTTGCGTTGTTCTGATCTGATTTTTTTGAATACCAAAGTCTTCTTATACATTGACAGTATTTGTTTTCACCGAATAGGGTTCCGATGTCGGAACCCCCGATTGTTTTCTCACGATGGTTCGACATTTTTAACCCTCCATTGCTTTTTTAATTTCGATTGCATCTTTAAGAATTCTATCATAAAAACTTGCAGGAATTTTTGATGAGTCAGTTATGTTATGCACGGTTTCCATGTAAACCCTTAACTGCTCACCGGTAACACCCTGCTTTTTAACTTCAAGCCATAATTTTGACAGGCCTTCAGAGGATAAAAATTCTGTTTCTGGATTATTGGTTGTTTCCGGTTTTACCGCTTGTGTAGGTTTAACAGCCTGTGTTACCGGTTTTACCGCTTGTGTTGGTTTTACCGCTTGTGTTACTGGCTTTACAGCCTGTGTTACTTCTGTTTTAACTTCAGGCTTTATTTCTGGTTTCAGCTCTTCTTTTTTATCAGCCGGTTTTTCTTCTGCCTTTATTTCAGGCTGTTTTGATTGTTCTTTGTTTTCAATGGGTTTCTGCTCCGGAGATTTCTGGCCATAAGATTTAACGGCTGTTTTCGATTCTTCAAAATAGTTATCCATTCCAATTTCATCGCCTGTATATGGTAACCCGCCACATTCTTCTGGAAATACTAATCTCATGCCCTGAGATATAGCTACTTTTTTTATCATGGTTTGCGGTTTTGAATCCCAAAAGGTAGTTTTACCATTTTTGCCTGGTTTATTGTATTCTGAAAAATCAACCGGCCATAAGAAAGCTTTATCCCAGTCTTTGCGATAAATTGTTATTATAGCCTGGTCTATTTTTTCGCCTTTTTTAATTACTTCAACATTCCACCCGTTTAATAAACCGGTTCTTTCTGCTCTTTTTAAGTAAATTTCGTAACCCGTTATAATGTCGCAACGGTCATTATAAGCCGAGCAGTGAATTTCCCTCTTAAACGGGTTAAGCTGATTTACTACTGCGGTTCTTACGAACTCCATTGTCTGCTGAGGAGTTAACCGCAAACCCTTTGATTTGATAAAATCATGAATAAGATCATCTGTTACTAATTCCTGTTTTTTTACTTCTGCCGTTTTTAATTCTTCCATTTTGTTAACCTTCCTTTTTTTAATTTGATTTCTAACACATCAGATATTTTTTCTAATTGAAAATATAAAACTACAAACCTTACAAGCAAACAGGCACCCAATACAGCAACTAAACTATTTAGCATTTAATTGCCCTTTCCCAAACCAGACAACGCAGTCATTTGGCACTCTAAAATATATTAATTTTGTCATATCTTCTTTTTTAAGATGTACATGTAGTGATTTCTCCTTGACAACTATTTCAAAGTTATCAAAAGAAAAAATAAAACAGTCATCATCTTTTTCAATTTCAAACCTTCTAATTCCTGAATATACATAATTTTCGGTTTTTAGCCAGTGATTTATTTCTGCAATAATTGTTCTGTATTTTCCTCGATTCGCAAAATCCGGCTCAATTGTTGATAAAATTATTTCTCTTTCGGCAAGACTTAAAACCTTAATTTCTTTACTTGCTGAATAAGCTTGAATTATTTCGCCTCTGGCAAGTTCGGAATTCAATGAATCAACTGTTTCTTGAATTTCAATATCGAGTTTCTCGTTAAAAGATAAAATTGATTCGACATTTTCATTTTCAAAAGGCTTTTGTTCTTCAACCAGATCTTTAATTTCGTTTGAATGGCCCGAAATTATACTGATTTCTTCAGGAACTTTTTTTTCTTCAATTATTGATAAATTACCCTGCTGTAAAACTTCAATTTCTTCTGCCTTTTTTTCTCTTTTTTTTGGCGGTTTAACAGCCTTTTTGAACTTCTCAAATTCAATATCACCATCAAAAGGATTTATTCCTTCCGGCGGGAAAAAATCAAGCACTTCCTGTTTATTTTTCTTAATCCATTTCCCAATTTCAACTGGAACACCTAATATTTTTGCAGTGAATCCAGGAAAAAAAATCTCAAGATGCAATTTTCCTATTTCCATGTAAAGGTTTTCATCAGCTAAAATTTCAATTTCTTCTTCTGTTTTAATAACTTCTAATTCCATTTTTAACCCCTTTCGTTTATAGTGCTAAACATTTTTTTATAAAATCGCTTTTTGTTTCTTCTTGAACCCAAAGATCGGTTTCCCAATCGTGATTTTTAATAAAACTTTTTAATTCATCTGTTGAATCAAAATATCTAATCGAATTTTTTAACTCTGTTGCAAGTTGAAAAACATCTTGTTCGGTTTCGCACGCTTTCAAAGCATCACACCCAGAACACGAACCCCAGCCGAAACTTAAAAATCCGTATTTTTCATTATTTTTTATAATGAGCAGGCTTGTACCTTGATAATCATCATCTTCACAATTTATAACAATAAAATCAACAAACAATTTAATAACAGATTGATATTCACAGCCAGAATAATTAAAAAATTCATCTTTTTCTTTTTTTATTTCCTCAATAAATTTTTCTTTGTTTAATTCCATTTTTAACCCCTTTCGTTTTTTTATATAATTAATACGGGCGATATTTTGATCTTTTAAAATATGCCTTTTGCAACTCATCGTATTTATTGCAAAGTTCTTTGTAATCCTCAAACTTGACATAATAACCGGTTACAGCCTGTAAGTTTTCTGAATCTTTAAGAATCTCAGTTGAAGAGTTATAAATATACTTTCTAACTTTGTAATATTTGCAATATTTGCAAGTCGGCATAATCTCTTTTTCGTCTTTTTCTTCATATTCATGCCCGCAGTTAAAACATTTTTTAATCATTAAAGCCCCCTTTGTTTTGATTAAATTATACGCTAAAAAAATAAGTGTGTCAACAATTTTTTCAAAACAAATTAAACTTTTTTAAATTTTACATTGACAATTCAAAAAAAATAATTTATACTTAATTAAATTAAGATAATATTTTAAGGAGGTTTTATGAAGAGTTTTAACGGCGTAAATATGTATACTGTAAGAGATTTATCGGAAAAATTCGGGGTATCTCAGAATACCATAGTAAAGTATTTAAGAGAGGGAAGAATAAGAGGTCAAAAAATTGGCCAGTCCTGGTATATAACAGAAGAAAACCTTGGTAAATTTTTAAGAGGTGAATAATCGAGGTTTTTATGTTTCAAAACGGGTTTATACCTTTTAACAGAAATGACAAAGATCTGGATATTTATCCAAGGGATAGAATTTTTACAGAATGGGAAGCTTATTGCGACTTATTATTTTCTGTTAATTATTCACAAAATTTTAAAAGGGTATTAGGAAAAACATTTAAAATTGAAGCCGGGGAAATGATAATTTCTCTGCGTTTTTTAGCCAAAAGATGGAGTTGGTCAAAGTCAAAAATACAGAATTTTTTAAAATACTTAACGCGTTTTAATTTAATCGAAATCAAGGCCACGAATGAGGACAGTAAAAAATCTAAGTTTGGTCAGATAATACGGGTTATTTCAATTAATGGTTTTTCCGAAAAAGGACAGATACAAGGACAGCAAAAGGACAGTAAAGAGACAGTAAAAGTACAGCAAAAGGACAAAGGAGAAGAAAGCAATAATAATAATAATAATAATATTTATTCTCTCTCGTCAAAAGACGAGGCACCCGCGAAAGAATTTTCAGATTTTTATTTAAAAATAACAGACTGCTTTAACACGGTTTTGAAAGGCATACTTCCAAAGTGTTCTGTTTTAACAAAAAAACGGATTAGCAATTTAAAAGCGAGAATTTTAGAAAATAAAACCGAACGGTCTGAGTTATCCTGGTGGGAAAATTATTTTGAAATTATAAAAAAATCTGACTTTCTTTGCGGAAGAAAAAATAAGATTGATTTTTTAGCCTCTTTTGACTGGATTATAAATCCTTCAAATATGGTTAAAATTCTTGAAGGGAATTATGACGAGAAACAAATTGATGATGGATTGCCGTTTTAAGGAGGGCTAAATGGTATCTAAAAGTGAATTTACGCTTGAATACAAAACTCTGGCAAAGCATTTTAAAAGTGAATTAACCGATAAACATATCGATTATTTATATGACTGTTTAGATAAAAATTTGAAAAAAGAAATACTTTCAAGGGCAGTCAAAAAGGTGATTGCTGAAGTAGTTTATTCGAGTAATCTTTTCGGGGATCTTTGTAAACAAATTTCGTTGTTAAATGAGGCTGATACCAGTATTCCTGAACATTTACAGGGAACTGAATATTTTGTATTTTTTGAAGAAAAAGAATATCCGGCCGGAATATTTTATGATGAAACTTACCTAAGGACTACGAGAAAGTTTGCTCAGATAAAAGCTAAAAGCGAATCGAAATGGGTGGCTTGTACAAATATTTCAAAAGATGAACTTTTATTTCTGAAGACTGGTTATGTTGTTGAGTTCAACAAACCGCAAAAAATTTTTTAAGGGGGTTATATGCCAAGAACAGAAAATAATTACTGGAAAGATGAATTTATGCGGGAATGTGAAGAAAATAATCGGTTGATAAAAGATTTATTTGAAAAACAAAATGAAATAAGAGAGGCGGAAAAAAGTTATTCTTTTTTAAAATTAAGAAATGAACAGCTTGAAGAAAAAATTGAAAAAATAAAGCTTGAAAATTCTCAGCTTGTTGGTAAAAATACCGAATTAGCAAAGGTAATAGACAGTTTGTCAATGAACCGCTGTTATGACGAGTTTAACGAATCCGATTCAAAGCAAGACAAGATCAGAAAATTCGAAAAAGCTTTGCAGGCAATAAGATGCCTTGCAGAAATATTATAAGGGGGAACAATGGGAAATATTAATCAGGTTATTTTAACCGGAAGACTTGGAGCTGATGCTGAATTGAAGTATACACCAACAGGAACGGCTATAATTGATTTCAGAATAGCTGTAAGCGATTATCAGGGAAAGGAAAAAGACGAGTACACAAATTGGATTGACTGTACTTTATTTCAAAGGGAAAAGCTTGTAAATTTTCTTAAAAAGGGCAGTAAAATAACTTTAACAGGCAAATTAAGGCAAAGCCGGTGGCAAAACACAGAAGGAAAACAGCAAAGTAGAATTTCCATTATCGTTGATTCTTTGGAATTACCTGAAAAATCTAAAAATGATGTTTTCGGAGTTTCAAACGAAAGTTACGAACCGACCGATGATATACCATTCTAAAATTAATTCTTTACAGGCAGAATTGAAGATATTTTCCCAGAATGATAATTTATGCAGGACAGAAAAATATCTGGTTAAAAACGGCAAAAGAATTGATTTTAAGAAAATATAAAAACAAGGGGTTAAAAATGATTGAATTTAAGTTAGAAAAAATTATTCTTCCGGATTATTGCAGAGATGCGGGGAAAAAAGTTGCTTGGAATAAAATACCTTGCTGTAATTCCGGTGTTTTAATTCAGGAAGGTTCGCTTTATCCTGATTTTATAAAATGCTTCTGTGGTAATTTTTATAAACATTCAAAAGAAGGCTTTTATCAAAAGGTTGATTCAGTTCCAGAAAATACAATTCCTTATAATGCAGAAGAATATATTTTTATGGGATCTGAAAAACCTATTAAATGCCCTGATGAATGGATTGAAGAAAAATTACCAGATGTTAGAAAGTTTTTTATTGATATTGGAATTCACCGGCAAGAGTATACAGAATTAACAAGGCGGATAATGTCTTGTATTCTTATTCTCGGACGAAAGATCGAAGAAAAAAAGAACAAAACTAATCAAAGTTTGATTGAAAAGTGGGTGTAAAATGTTTTTAGTAAGAAAAGAAGTTACTTTTTCGGCATCTCATAATTTAAGCTTAAATTACGATTCACCTTGCCAGAATATCCATGGTCACAACTGGGTTGTTGTAATTGCGTTCAGGTCTTCTGGATTAAACGAAAACGGCATGGTTATTGACTTTTCTGACATTAAAAAAAGGATAACGGAAAAATTCGATCACAAAAATTTGAATGATATTGAACCATTTAACAAAGGGCTTAACCCGACAGCTGAAAACATTGCTCATGTAATATCGAATATGTTTGAAAACTGTGTTGAATGTACCGTTATTGAATCTCATGGAAGTATTGCAACTTATAAACCTGAAAAAACAATGTATTTTTTTGTGAAAAACCATAAAAAAAGTGATTCAGACTTTAACGGTCTTATTAATTTTGCAAAGGCAGTAAAAAATTTTAAGGGGGAAGAATGAGAAACTACGCATTAAATGAATTCAAAGTATTGGGGTGGATAGATGACAAAGGAAATTATGTGGACGAAATGCAGGAAAGCATATGCAAAAATATACTCGAAGTAATAGGAGTATTTTCAAATGAGGGACATTCCGGCTTTTCGGCTTCTTATTCTATCGGATTGCTGACAAAACTTCTGAACTTGAAACCAATATCACCACTAAAACTTGACAATTCGGAGTGGTTTGATACCGGTTCTTCTTGTGGTGAAGGGATTACTTTATTCCAGAACAGACGAAACAGTGCTATATTCAAAAATGGAATTAATGGTAGAGCATATAGCATAGATGCTTTTGTTATGTATAATCCTGAAGTTGGCTCTTGGAACGGCTGTATTAATATGGTTGACGGAAAGTATTTGGCAAGATGCTATATAAGAAACGGAGGCCACCTTCCGACATTAACAATACCGTTGGACATAATTCGTAAATCAGAATCGGATTGGGAGTTTGTTCTTTGTGAGTACAGCAATCTTTCAGACCTGGAAAAATTTTATGATTTAGACTTTAAGGGGGAGAAATGAAAAAATACATTTGCTGTGATTGCAAAGAAACATTTACATGTGAAGATGGAATATTAAATTATTGTTCTTTTTGCGGTTATCTTTTTAAGGCTAAAGATATAATTTGTGAAAATCAAAAACAGCCGATAGATTATGAATCTTTTTATATTGATATTCTTGATGCTAATTTGGTTGTTATAGCAGACAAAAAAGCAAATATTCCGCAGATTCTAAAAATAGAATTTCCGAATGGATTTACAGAAGATGAATATGAAAATATGGCTTTGGAAAAATATGCTGAAAACGCTCATGGTTTTTCAAGTTATTATACCAGCCCAGAAACAAGCCGAACAATGCGGTTTTTATATTTTAATTTTGATTCGATTGAAGATGAAGAATTTTTGATTAATGTAATCGCTCATGAAGTTTCTCACGCTTGTTTTGGGATCTGCAAAGTTAAAAACATTGCAATAACTTTTGAAGAAAATGAAATTTTTGCTCTTTTATGTGGAAAATTATCGGGAAAAGTTTACAGTTATCTAAAAAATAAATTTTCTGTTTGTAAAAATAATACAAATCTTATAATCCAGGAAGGTACAAATGAAAGATGATTGTGTTAATGCTGTTTTTTGGAATTATAATTGCGAGTGCGGGAAAACAGTTTTTGTTAAGCCGCTTGTAAAAAGGAGTTAATGTGGAAATTATAAATAAAAAAATTATTGACAAAACACTTTTTATTCTTTAAAATAAAAACACCTTAATAAAATTTGCTAATCCTTTTCGGGGCAGTGCCGAATTAACCAACAGATGGAAGGAACGCAACAAAAAGCCCTCTATTAACCGAGGGCTTTTTGATTTTCTAATATCCATCGGCATTTTAACAACATTAAAAATAAATAAAAAAAGTTTTATTTTCTTATTGACATTGTGTTACACATGTGGTACAATTAAGACATAAGGTTAAGAACAAAACAAAGGGGATTAAGAAAATGAAATTAAACGGAACTGAAAAACAAATCGCATGGGCAACAACAATTATCGAGGAAACAATTAAAAACGCAAAACCTTCAAAAAAACAGTTTGTAACAATCGGTTCAAAACTTGAACTTAATGCTTCTGAAATAATTGAAGATAGAAATGTTTGTGAATCAATTCTTTATACAAAAGCAGTAAAATTTCTTAGAGAACTTAAAGCTTCTGGAATCAGTGAAGAAGAAGGAAGAAAAATTGTTGAAGAGATGAGCAAGTAAGTAAAATAATTTAAACAAATAAGACCTGAGCAAGTCTTAAAACTGCTCGAAAGGGTTTGAAATGATCATAGGAACAATTAACATTAATAACGAAAAGGGTTTTAAAGTGGATAGCACAAAAGAATTGGTTGAAATTCTCGACAGATTTTTTTCTAAAATTGTTGGTTATTACACTGGCGAATATTATATAGGGCAAATTGATAACGGCGGAAATATAGACAAGAGAACTTTAAAAGCCCTTTATAATGCCGGTTACTACACAAGAGTTTCGCCTGACAATGACCTTGGTATTTTTTATACCAAAAGATAATCGGAATAAAAAAAATGAAAACAGAAAACATTAAAGTCAGGATTGAGAAATCAATCAGAGAAAAGCTTGAACAAAAAGCTGTAAAATTAGGAATGTCTATATCGGAATATATCAGGTTTCTGGTTGCAAACGATATAAAAACTTGATATAATTATTTATAATACTCAAGGTTAAAAAGACGGAAACACTATTAAATTAGAGCCGTCTTTTTTTATTTATCAAAATTATTCATTCTCAAACCTGAAAAAATGCTGTATAATTAACCAGAATGGACTTTCAAGAATGGAGTTTCAACTTTAATGTCAAGACAATTTGGTTTGAAAAATAAATATAACAAAGATAAATGTAAAAAAGCTTATGATCTTATATTATCAGGAGCAAAGATTTTTCAAGTGGCCGAAGGGCTTGACATAAGCCGAGAAACATTTTATCAATGGAGAATAAAACATAAAGAATTTGCAGATATTATTGAAAAAGCATTATCTGATTATTCAGATGAAGTTTACGAAGAAGTTAGAATTGCATACCGAAAAAAAATAACCGGTTACGATTATACCGAAACGGAAACAATCAGAGAGCTTGACAAAAATAATCAACCCGTTAAAACTAAAATAAAACAAACTAAAAAACATATTCCGCCAGATACAACCCTTTTAATTTTTGAAAAGAAACATCGTGATCCGAGATACAAAGAAAATCTTTCAGCCGGTGAAAATAAAGAAAACACAATATTTTTACCTGATTCTGAAGAATCTGATTTAATCGAAAAGCTTTGGAATAAAATTTCTTCCGGAAAGCTGAAAAATGAATAAAAATTTTTTAGAAAAAGTATTGCGAGATACAGAACCAAAAAACAGGGAACAGCTAAAAAATTATATTAATATGTTTTTTGATTTTGACATTCCGCATATAAAAGTTTGCCCAGATCACACCACCCCGCTTGATTTTATTCATGATTGTTATTTCGGGGATTATTCAAATATTCTTGCTATCGGTGAAAGAGATGGTTATAAAACCCTTGCAGTTAGCATATTAGCCCAGTTAAAACTTAAATTTAAAGCTTGTTCTATATTACAAGCGGGGGCAATAGAACAACAGGCGAGAAAAGGTTATGAATATTTAACTAAATACCTTCAGAGAGTTCAGCCGGAAAACCTTATTTCTTCTTTAATGTCTGAAACAAGGTTAAAAAACGGGGCTAAAATTCAAATTGCACCCGCAACAGAAAACAGAATGAATTCTGAGCATTGCCCTTTGCTTATCCTGGACGAATTGGAATTGATAAAACCAAACGCGTATAAAGAATCAAAGGGTATTCCGGCAAGGCAGAAATCAGTTTTACGGTACATAAAAAGTAATGGGGAAATTGTTGAAAAGTGTGTTGAAAACAAACCACAAACTATAAAAATAACAAGCAGGAAAAGGGCTTTTGGACTTGCACAGCAGGAAATTGATAATGCCGATAAACTGGGTTTAAAATTAATGCTTTGGTGTTATAAAGAAACAACCGAAAAATGCCCGAAGTCAAGGCGGGGCGAACTTTTAACTAATTACTGGATCGATAGAGAAGCTTTAATTTCAATTTCAAACGATGAATATAAAAATTTATCTGATCTTGAAAAACAGGAGTATGACAAGTTTACCGCTTTTGAAGGTTGTACAGAATGTCCTTTGCTTCCTTCCTGTTGCGGGGATCTTTCAAGAGCAGGGGGAATTAAAAAAATAGATGATGTTGTTTCAAAATTTCTTGAGGCTTCAGCCAGTTTTTGGATCTCTCAAAAAGAAAGCCGTAGAGCAATGGGCGAGGGCGGGGTTTTTACAAAGTATTTGAAAAAAAGGCACTTGATAAATAAAAGGTATAGTTTGAATCCGGCTTTACCTATTTACAGATTTTTAGATTTTGGACACCGAGTTTCTAATATTGGTTATGGTCAGGTTAATTCGTTTTCTAAAAAGCCAGTTATTCATATTTTTGAATATTCACAATTTGAAGATATAAGCACTTTTGAACTTGTTAATCAAATAAAAAAAATAGATCTGAAGTGGGGTATTTCAGAAAGAAATGTACACACGACTTTTCCTGATGCACATCACGGCAATCAGAAAAGATCTAATGCTGATTATACTGACATTGAAATTTTAACAAGTAAAGAAATTAACGGGTACGCAAATATTAAATGTGAATGGTCTTACTATTCCGTAAAAGCCGGTATAGAAGTTATTCGTGAATATCTTAAAATTGTTTGTGGGGAACAGTTTGTTTATTTTTATAAAGACTCTGAACAGTTATACAATTTTATGTTACAATATTGTTGGGAATACTCTCAAAGGTTCGGAATTTATCTTGACCGTGTTGCAGAGGATCAGCCCTCATCTCATGCAGTTGATGCCTTTCGTTATTTAATGATAAACTTATTCGCGGTAAACAAACCTAAATTAAGAAGGGGTTAAAATGAAGTTTGAAAAAATACAGATCCGGAACGCAGAAGAATTAACAGAAAACCCAGAAAGCTTAAAAAGGCTTTTGGAAGTTAACCAGGCAAATTATTATCTTCAGGAACAGAAAAGAAAAAAAGAAGAGGGTTTTAACCGGCTTGAGGGCGATTCTCTCGAGTGCATTTATAAAATGATTGACCGGCTTTATACTCTGATTATTCCGAATACAGAAGGAAAGCTTGGTGTTACTCCGGATTCCCTTCTTGATGATGGTTCATCAGAAACGGTTTCTGCAGAATTAAAATACACCAGAACAGTTGAAATAAAAGCAAGACAAATGAAAGAAATTTGCCATGTTGACGATATATGCCGGTTTATTTTTTCGAAAATTGCAAACCTTTATAAATTACCACCCAAAAGGGAAGTTGTAAATAAAAACGGATCAGTAAACGAAAAGTATAATTTGTTTTATTTAGACATTTTAGATCAGAATAATTTTAACGAATTGATTCGAGAAGCCGAAATTCAAAAAGAATTTCTTGGTGATATTGAATGTAAAATTGATTATATTTCAAGATCGAAAAAGTGGGTTATAAGCTTTATTCCTTCTTTTTTATGTGATGTTGTTACTAATCCGGATAACCCGCAGGAAGTTATTGCAAAGTGCATTAAACAACAGTTTCTTAATGACTCTAATGTGTGGGAAGAGTATTATGAAGTATGGACTAAAAACAATGTATTTATTTTTAGCAATACTTGGAATTTAATGCTTAATCCGGAAAATCCTGATAATATAAATGTTTACGGAATTATTCCGATTGTTACATTCAGAAAAAAGATCCCGATTTCAAATTATTATAATTGTGTTGATGAAGAGGTTTTAACAACTCAGCAGACGGTTGACAAATCAAATATAGAACTTGAATGGATCAAGCACTTTCAATCTTTTCCGATTCCGGTATTAAAAAATTATAAAGGTGAATTTGAGCTTGGTTTTGATCCTATGATTCCGCTTGTTTTACCGCCAAGTGGGCCTAATGCTTCAGAACCTGATTTTTCTTTTGTAAGCCCTAACGCAAAAATCCAAGAATTAAGAAACGATATTAACGGTATAAAACAGCATATTTATTTCAAGAAAGGGATTCCACCGCATGAAATCGAGGCTATAAGTTCCGGTCTTTCGGGGAAAAGCCTTGAAATACTTGCAGATCAAATTCTTGAAGAATGGGATAAACGGAAAATTCCGGCTACAATGTTCGAAAACGAATTGTTTTTAACGGTTCAGGTGATGGCTGATAACATTAACATAATTAAGAAAACCGATGGCGATTACATTAACATAATTTATACAAAAGTTCGAAAGAGTGAAACTCAGGAACAAAGAGAAAAAAGGCTTGACAGTAACCTTAAATTAGGGCTTTCAAACATTTATCAAATTTATGCGGAAGAAAATTCGGTTGATATTGAAACTGCAGAAAAAAGAGTTGATGAAAATATTAAATTAAGGAACAGAGTCAATAATGAATTCTTACAATGATATTTATGATGAATTAATGCGTGATCTTGAAGCCATTGAAGAAAAAACGATTTACAATACCGAAAGATTAATAGGTAAAGATAAAAGGCTTTACAAAACTGGAAATTTTTGTCCAAATTGTAACAATGAAATGAGAAAGGCAGTTAAAAAAAATATTATAACTGGTGAAATAATTGATTCGTATTATTGTTTTGAATGTAATTTATTTTTTAAATGGGTTGAAAATGCTGAATAAGGAACAAAAGGCTTATTATAAATATCTTCACGATTATTTTGATAAAATCGAGGAGCTAATTGTTAAAACTGTTGGCTCTAAAACTTTTAATGTAAAAGGCCAATTCCAAAAAGAAATTATTGAAAAAATAGATTTTGAAAAAATTTATTCTGGAGATAAAAAATATAAAGAATTTATAAAAAAGAAAATTTCTAATTTTATTCAAGAAAACATTTTAGAAAAAGCCGGTTTAATTGGTGAAATAAGAGCCGAAAAGGTTTTGAAAATTAATGAAAATGCAATTCAAGAAAGTTAATTTTGATGTAAAGTTAAAATTGAGTAACCTTCAAAAGGCAATTGATGATCCGGCAAAGGCTTTATTAATTCCTTCACTTGTTATAATTGAAAATGACATTAAAGAAAGAATTCAGAACCGGAAAAAACTTGATGATTCAGGGCAGAAACAAAATAAACCTTCAACCATTGTGAAAAAGGGGCATAATGTACCGCTTATTGATTCCGGAAAATATTATAATTCGCACTTTAAAAAATCAACGGTCGGAAAATATAAAGCCGAAATGAGACCGCCGCCAGAAAGGGAATCAACGGTTTATCATTTAATTCAGAAAGGTTATTCAACTTTTGGGATCTCAGAAAAGGCTTATAATAAAATGATGATTCTTGCAAGAAATTTAATCGACAAAATTGTCGAAAGGTATTGGAAATAATGAATTTTGATGAAATTATAAAAAAAATATCTTTTGATAATTCTATCGTAAAATCTATAATAGCAAAAACTGTTATTTCTGAAGCCGAAAATATGATAGGTTTTTCGGTTGAAAGTTTATTTCTTGATATTGAACAAAGCATTAAAATTATGAAAGCTTCTGGAATGACAAAAACAGCCGTTAAAAAAATATTAAAACAAGATTTTGATAATGATGGCAGAATATTCAGCGGTTTTAAAAGGGGGATTCAAGATGTTGTCGTTAAGTCAATTGGCGATCAGGCACAGAGAAGTTACGAGCATAAAATAATGCAATGGGATAAACTCACTAAAAGTTTTATTGATCCTTCAGCTGATTTTATTCAGAATGTTTATGGCAAACAAAGACTTGACAGAAAAAATATTATCTGGACTGATGAAAATTTTTTTTATGATTATGATATAAAAACGAAAAAATTAAATAAAGATCCGATTGAAGGGGTTGAAAAACCGCTTTACAAATGGGTTACTGTAAAAGATAATAAAGTTTGCCCAGATTGCACACCCAGACATGGACAGGTAAAAAGCATGAAAGATTGGCGGTTAATCGGTTTGCCGCGATCCGGTTGGTCAGTTTGCCGTTCCCGTTGCCGATGTGTTTTAGAATACGAAAAATCAATTCCTGATGGTATTCAGGAGTTTGTAAGAAAAAAAGTTTAATGATATAATCCGTTTTTCTCCTATCTTGTTTTTACCCCTTTATAAGGGGTTTTTTAATTTATCATTGACGGAAAAATTTATTTGTTGTAAAATTAAAAAGACTGGATAGTCAATATAAATAAAGGTGGAATTCTTTATGCCAACAATAATGAAGCCTGATTCCGAAAAAGAACAGGACAAAACGAAAGAAAGCACTGATAAAAAAGGTGTTGAAAGTTCTTCTGAATCCGGAAAGACTCAGGAAGGAAACGACCAAGTTAAAACCCTTACAGAGCGGTTAAAAGCAATTGAAGCCGAACTCGAAAAGGAAAAAAACTTGAAATTAGATGCGATCAAAAGCCGGGATAAAATTAAATCAAAATTGAAAAGTTTTGATGAAGAAGACACAAAACCGGCAGACAAAAAAGGAAATGATGAGATTCCTGATTATGTTAAAAACTTGCAGGATCTTATTTATAGACAAGATAAGACCACAAATGAAGAGCAATTTACAGAAATTTACAAGGCACTTCCAGATTCTTTTAAGAAAATGGTTGATGATTCTACAAATGAAAAAATGCTTTTCGGGGAAAAACTGCAGGTTGCTAAAAGGATCGCAAAGGCTATTCAGGATTCTGGATTGAATCCGCAACAGCAGGAGCAACAGAAAGAAACCTACGGCATGCCGTCGACGCCTTCTTCTCCTGTAAAAACATCGTCAAAAATTGTTCTTGATGAATTCGGAAAAAAGATTAAAGAACAATTTCCTGACTTATCAGATGAACAGGCTAAAAAAAGAGCCGAAGCAGTTAAAAAGAAACTGGAAGAAATTAATAAAAAATAAAGGAAGGTAAACTATGAGCAGAAATGCAGGACCGGCTTTTGAAAGCGGTATAGTCGCAGTTACCAGACCGGCTGTTGCTTCCGAAGCTTATGCCGAAAGGAAAGGAAGGTTTGTTGCACTTGATTCGAGTGAGTATGTCGCTCAGTGCGATTCAGCCTCCGCTTCGGTGTTTGGATTTGTTCTTGACATAAACAGAACTACCGATTCGGTCGCCGGAACTTCAAAATTAACCGTTGATGTCGGCGAAGGGCCTTGGTGGATTTCAGCTGAATCGGCGGTTACAGCTAATATGATCGGTAAAATTTGCGATCTTATCGCTGTTACGGGTGGAAACGATGCAAATATAGACCTCTCGACCACTGATGTTCTTACCGTAATTGATGTCGATATTACTAATCAAATGTTGCTTGTAAAAATTACCGAAGGTAAAAGACAAGCCACAGGAATATAATTCAGATTTAATAAAAAAGGTGGTATAAAAATGCCTATTCTTGACTATTCAAATGAGATTAAAGCTGAAATTATGACTTTCATGGTCGAAAAATTTCAGCCTGACAGAAACGATGTAGCAGATAAGATCTTTGATAAAGTTGAACTTGCTGATAATATGATTCAACATAAAATCGTTGACGATATTGGAATTGACGATTTTGAACTCACAGGAGAAATGGAAGCTTATAAAATTGCTTCAAATGTTCAGGGCCTTGCAAAAATTGGAAAGGTTAATAAATTCACTAAAAAAATTATTGCTTCGGAAGAAACCGTTGAAGGCCTTCCGCAGATTAAAAACTTTTTTATGCACAAAGCCCAGAAAATGATGGAAGCATATAAAAGAACAAGGGAAAAGGTTCTTGCAACAGCTTATAACAAGGGCGGTATTACAACCGGACACGCTTATTTTAACGGTGGTAATTTTTCTTACAATGATACTTCCGGCGATGTTGTTTATGACGGAAAGCCATTTTTTAATTTAACCAATAACACAAGAACCGATTCTCAGGGAAACACTTATTACAATCATATCGGGGCTTTGGCACTTACAACCGCAAACCTTGCAACAGCTTGTAACATGATGGAAGCAACAAACGCAAAAAACTATCTTGGTGAAGCCGTTGACATTACTGCTACAAGGCTTTTGATTCCTAAAAACTTAAAACAGACTGCTCATGAAATAACAAAAACCATGCAGTACATGCCTACTGGAACAACTGACACTTCAATTCCTGCAAACTATTTTTTTCAACATCTTGAACCAATTGCCTGGAGTCAGCTGACTGATGTTGACGGGTGGTTTGTTCTCGGTGATAAGAACCCCGCAAAAGAACTTGTAAAAAAATCAAATATACCTTACGGCAAAGAAATTGTTCTGCCGGAAATAAATATCAGCTATGACGATGAAAAAGGCTGTTATGTTATGACGGCGAAACTTTGGTGTGGTTTTCTTGTGGATCAATGGCAGTATGCAATTGCTTCAAACATTGCCACAAGCTAAAAAAACAAAATAGAATAAAATAAAAGGGGCTTAAAAACCCCTTCTTTACAGGAGTTAAACATGAAAAAAGAAAAAAATATGAGTTTTGAAGAACTTGACCTCGATGAAACAATTGATGAATCAGACGGGATAATTATAACTGCAAAAGAACCGGCAAAAGAAGAAAGCCTTGAAGCCAAAAAGAAAAGACTTCAGCAGGAACTGGAAAGATGTGAAAAACTTGAAAATTCAAAAACTATTGGCTTTTACGATTTCGTAGCAATGAATAAAAACGATGAATATGAAGTTCAGGACATCTTTTTTGAAGGCAGAGAAAAGAAAGTAAAGTACATCGCCAAAAATTAAGGAAAAAATAAAATGATAGATTCCTTTATTCAGATTGAAAATAAGGAATTCCAATACAACAGACGGCAGAGTTTTTCTGCCTCTTTGTTTATAAAGGGAGTTCCAACAAATTTAACAGCTTGTTTTTATGATTATAACGGGATCAACAAATCTTCAGCAAGTTCTATATCCGAAAACAAAGCAACAATTAATTTTCTTGGGAATGAATTTAATTTGCTTGATGCAAATATCCGGCTTTCCTGGCATTTGTCAAAAGATACAGTTTACGAAACAGGAACAGTTTCCGGAACAATCGGAGAAACGACAGTAACCGGTGATTCAACCGATTTTGTTGGTAATGTTTTTGACAATGATTTTATAAAAATCGGAAATTACATTTACGAAATTGAAACGGTTGAAAGCAATACAGAATTAACATTAAAAACAGCATTACTTGAAGCGGTTGACCTTTTAACGGTTTATGAAGCTTATACAAATATTATAAGTTTAGATCAGAAATTAAATGTTTTTAGATCCGTAAATACAAAACTGATAATTAGGAAAGATATTGTAGGATTAAAACCCTATATTGGTAAATACGAGCTGTTTATGGGTGCTGTTGAAGATGCCACAAACACAACTATTGTTGATAAAAGCCTTAAAACTTTTCCTTTAATTGATAATATTATCGGTATGAATGTACGACTCGTTTCTGGTTATGGAAACTGTCAAGAATCTCAAATTACCGCTTATGATCCGGCAACAGATACTATAACTTTTGATAACATGTTAAAAATTCCTTCTGCAGAAGAAAATTACATCATAATTAATAATTTTGAGTTTCAGATCGAACAGGCTATAATTGACATTGACCTTGAGTTAAGACAAAAAGGATTAAAAATTAACCTGGTTGATGATTATAATTTTCTCAGAAACATTCAGCTTTTTAGAACTCTTTACTATATAGCCGGAAATTATGAGGGGGAAGAATGGATTGCACGAAAAGAAGAGTTTAACAGCCAATATCATTCTCTGCTTAATTCTTTTAGCCCGAAACTTGATTTAGATTCAGATGGCGAAACTGATTGCACTACAAACACAAAACTCGTTAAAACTATTATATCAAGGGGTTATAATTCTTACGGTTTAAGGAGATTTTAATGGAATCGCAATGCTTTGTTAATTCGTCAAGAATTTCAACAATTGATATTTTAAATGAATTTTTGGAGTTTATAAAAAAGGTTGAAAAAATATGTTCAAATGCTTCAGAAGTAGAATTCGTAAATGAATTAACCGATTTTGATAAAGTTTCTGAAAAAGGGCTTATTGAAATAAAATACTTGAACGAAATTTCTACAATGGGAACTATTTACAGCCAAGATTCAACATTAAGGGTAGCGGTAAATTACAGGGTTAAAGTTGAATTTGAAAAAAGTTATATCACAAGAGAAATATTAAGAAAAATTGATATAATAATAGGTTTTATAACTGGTGATAAATCAAGAATTCCTGATGGAATTCTTGATTTTGACGGTGAAAATTATTTTGACGGTTCTTGGTATTTTTCTGCTCAAGAAAATGTTGCTGAGGGTGTTTCTTGCGTTATGGTTTCAGAAATTAATAATTTGTCTAATAGAGATATTAAAATTGCACATTATCAGATAATTTTTGATATAAGAAAGAGGTAAAAAAATGACAGTTAGTTATAAGTTATCTTATTGCAAAAAAGGCGGTTCTCATACAATTCAGGCCGATGCAAATGATACTCCGGAATTTCAAAAAAACCCAGTACATGAAAACGACAAAGACCGTTATCACGGTTCGGCTTTGCCGGTAACAGTAAGGGGCGGGGTTAGATCTTCTTGTGCTGGAACGCATAACACAAGATTTGAATTTGCAAATTTGCATTTGTGGCTTTCTTCTGTTATCGGGAGTTTAACTTCAAGTCTTGTTTCCGCTCATTATAGTCATGCTATTGTGTGGGATAAAACCAAACAAGCATTGCAATTGAAAGAATTAATAAATTCTGATATAAGAGTTTACAATGATGTTTTTATTAATTCTATGACTATTTCAGGAGATGCAGAAAGTAATTTTCCTGAAATTGCTTTGAATGTTGTTGCTTTGACACGAACCGATAACGGAACATTTGCGGAAACTTTATCTTTTTCCTCGGATACTCATAGATATGGAGTTTTTAGTGACATTTCTTTTCAAATTGATGTTGGGGCGGGTTATATTGATTTTACCGAGTGCATAAAATCATTTTCGATTGAAATTTCAAGCGGGTTAACTCCTTCGTATTGCGTTAACAAATCCGCAACCCCTTCCAGATTCAAAACAGCCGGATTTAATGTTTCTTGCACTTTCAAACTTGAATATTCAGATGAAACTTTCAGGGATCTTTTTGAAAATGCAACAGTATTCGCAATTAAATTCGTTTGTGAAGATTTAGGATCTGCCATTGAAACCGCAGTTTATCCAAAAGTTGAACTTGAATTACATGAAAATTATATTTTAGAACATACAAAAGAGCTTGACTTGCGTGATGTTCACCACCAGACTTTAAAAACTATGCTTTTGGGTAATACAAATACACCGGCAGGTGTATTGACCTGCACTGTTATAAATGAGGTGGCTTAATGTTTAACATTACAAAAACAATAAAAGAAGATCAGATTTTTAACATCGAGGCTGAAATTTGCCTTTTAACTACAAAACTAAAAGACAGGCTTGACTTTGAATGGGCTTTAGTTATTTCTCCGGAAACCACAAAACGATTTAAAGAAATATCAAAACAAAGGGTTTTAGAAAGGCGGGACGAAAAGGAAATTCTTGACGGAACAATAAACGAAGATAACATTTTAACCAGGGAAGAAAGGTTTTCTTTATTGACTGAGGAAGAAAAAGAGAATCATTCTAAAATGGTTTCAAAAGAGAAAGATATTTATCTTAAAAATTGTATTTTGTCGGTTGGAAAAATTGGCGATAATACACAAACCGTAATAAACGGAACTCCTCAGTTTGAACAGTTTTTTGATTCAATTCCTTACCAGTTAAGAAATTATTTATTTGTCGAGGTAGTAAAATTTAACGCAAATTTAAAGTAGAAGAACACCTTGAAGCGGTTCATAAATTTTTTTATTATAAAAAAACTGATAAAAAAAAATCCGAAAAAGCTTCAGGGTGTAAACTTCACCCGCTTATAAATAAAGCAAATGAATTTAACAAGATGAGAAGAAAATTTAATTATTGCGTTGATGATCTTCCATATCAAATAACTTTATTAGTTTATTTGATCGATGAGTACGGGGGTTTTTAATGTCTGATAAACAAGCAAAGTTAATATTAACCGCTGAAAATGCCGATTATAAAAAGAAACTAAAAGAGGCAGAAACAGCGACAGAAGGATTAGAAAAATCCATAAAAAAAAGTTCTGAAACCGCAAAAGAAACTTATGTAAGTTTTGATAAGCTTGGAAAATACCTTGGAGGTATGGCGGTTGCAATTGCAGGGGTTTCAATTAGAAGCTTTGCTGATTTTGACTTGCAAATGAAGAAAGTAAAAGCCATTTCCGGAGCAACAGCAGATGAGTTTGATTTGCTTAAAAACAAAGCAAGAGAACTTGGAGCGAATACAAGTTTTACAGCAGTACAGGCAGGAGAGGCTTTTGAGTCATTAGCCAGAATGGGCGTTACCGTTAAAGAACAAATGAAAATGACAAACGGTGTTTTAGCACTTGCAGAAGGCCAAATGATTTCGCTTTCAAAATCTGCTGAAATTGTAAATACCACCCTCATAACTTTTCAAAAACAAGGAATAAATGCAACGAATGTTGTCGATATGCTTACAACGGCTTCAAACAACTCCAATAACTCAGTTGAAACTCTTGCGGGTGCATTAAAAGCCGGTGGAGTTGTTGCAAGCGAGGCCGGTGTTTCTATGAATGAAACAATAGCAGTTTTTATGAAAATGGCTGAAGCCGGTAAAAAAAGTGAAGAAGCCGGAACAGCATTAAGAAATATTTTGATTAATATGATTTCGCCGAATACAGATGCAAAAAATGCTTTTTCTTCTTTGGGAATTGAAATCTTTAACAGTGAAGGAAAGATGAGGAATTTTTTTGATATTATAAATGAAATGAAAACAGGATTTAAGGGGTTAACTCAGGAACAAGCTGACAATTACGCAATAGCAATAGCAGGGAGAGAAAATTATACCGCATTTAAAGCTTTAATGTCTGAAACAGGAACTGCACTTGAGCAATATAAAGCAAAACTTGATGAAGCTACCGGGTCTGCAAAAAAACAAATTGATGAAATGCAAGGATTGTCTAAAAATTGGGATATTTTTGAAAGCACGGTATCCGAAACCGGACTTATAATAGGCGGTTTCCTTGAATCAGATGGAAATGATATTTTAAAATGGGCAACAGACCTTGTAAATTTATTTAATACGGAAGTTATTCCATCATTTCAAGCTTTTGGTGAAGCTCTTGGAGAAGGAATTTTTAATATTGGAATCGGAACAGGAAATATTAAACCTGATGAATATATGAACAAGGTTCAGCTGGGTCAAGGTTATCAAAGATCTTTACTTGGTAATTTAAGACAAAATGAAGCTTATCCTGGGCAAGCAAAAGATTATTATGCAGATTTTGTTTCAGGAAAAGTTACAAACGAAGCAAATTTATTTTGGAAGCAAATGATGCTTGAAATGGAAGAAAACAACAGACTGCTTCAAGAATCTAACAGCATCGAAAAAAAAAAGATGAAAATGTAAGAAAAAATATCATTCCCACCCAGTTTGAAAACAATTACGATATGTACGGTAATCCGAAAAAAAAGGTTTCAAAAGCCGATGATTTCGGATTTTTTTATTCTTCAGGAGAAAGTAAAAACTCGGTTGCTGACAAACTTGAAAAATTCAGGTATACTGTCAATAACAATATTTTTCCGGTTGCAGGGGATAAGCCGAAACATATTAATACATGGTTTTTTGACGGTTTTCAGATTGTTACAGAGGATTATGTTATTTTTAGTAAAACTGATTACAGAACCGTAAAATCAATTGATTCCGAAGCAGTTTATAAATGGAATCAGGAGCAATTAAAATGGAATCAGGGTCAGTTAAAATGGAATTTTTGAGGGTGAAAAATGGCTATAAATATTAATTCGATTGATTACGCAAATTTTTTAAAAACTTATGAGCATGATGACAGTACAAACAAAAGGCTAATAACAGATAACTCAAATGTTCCTATTTTAATCTCAAACCCTAACTTTAATTATAAAATAATCCGTTTGAGATTTGAGGATCTTCCTAAAAGTGCAACAACAGGATTACCCGACAGAGATAAATTGATTGCGTTAAAATATACGGTTTTCCCTTTCCAGGACACAACACACGCAATTTATTCAACGGCTAAAAATTTTGCAATTTTAAGTAATGTAGTTGACGGGGCTCAGCCGGGCGGTAGCGGTTTATTTTGGGTAGAGTTTTCTATAATTAATCAAGAGGCTTTATAAAATGCAGAATATAACAACAACCCCGCCGGTAGATTTAACCCCGTGGTATAAAGCCAGATCTCAAAACATTTCTTTTAGAGTAGAAATTGATTCTGACGGAACAGGAACTTTTGTTACCTTGCCAAATGTAAAAGCCGTAGAATTTACGCAAAATGCCTTTTATCCTTTTGTTTACGACTGGGAAGAAAAAATTTCAACCGGTAAAATAATTTTTACTAATAAAGATCAGCAATACGGCAATTTTTTCGCCACAGGGGGGTATTCGGATTACTTTATAAAAAGGCGTTTGATAAAAGTTTATCAATCAATTTATTATAACAATCCACCGACTTTAAACCATGAATTTCTTTTGTTTACATGTATTTTTGATAGTGCCGAGTACGCTTCAATTGATACAGTAGTTATAAATATTCTTGGACTTGAAGCAAAATTAAAAGAAACTATATTAAAAGATGAGGGCTTGCTGTCAATGGTTTTTTCGGTTACAACCGTAAAAAATTATGAAATACCTCTCAGCACTTATTTTTTTACCGGAATTGCTTATGTTTTGAATTCAGCCAGAGATAAAATAAACCCAAATTTATATTCTTTTTACTACGATGGAACAAAAGCATGGATTGCTTTTGATAAAACAATAACTCAAGGAAGTTATCGAGTTTATTGCACCCGCAAAACAGGAGTAAAATCAAGAATAGAATTAATATTTACTCTTTCCGGATTATCTTCTTCGCTTGTAAATTTTTCTGGAACAGATCCAGATATTTTAAAACCTTATTTTTCTGGTAAAAATTCTTTAAGAGCAATTTTTGAATTATGCCAAATGGCTAAAAAGGTTTTGTATGTTAAATATGATGGAAATTTTATTTTTAATGATTTACCTTCCGGAGCTTCAGTGTTTGAATTTAAAACTGATACAACTGGCCTTCCTTCTTTTAGACCATCTATTGATGATTCTGAAAGATATGACAAAATAGTTATTAATGGAAGCAATTCGGAATACAATTCATTTTTTGACCTCGAAAATGCTACTGCAATTGCAACTTCCACAGGAAGTATTTTAAAAGCTGAGTTTGAAAAAACCGTTGAAATAACTATTCCTGATA